TCATCTACGTTTCTGATACCTAATGTTTCTAACATTTGCCTATGCAACTCGGGCATATTATAAATTTCAGGAGAAGTTGCTGCCAATTGCATGGCTGCCTGATATTGCATTATTCTTTGTGCCATGGTCGAAGCATTAGGATCAGAAACTGGTAGAACATCTACCCGATCATCAAAGTCTGAAGCTTTAATAAATTCTTCTTCATCCATCTCGTATGGATAAGTTGGTTCAGTAAAGTCTTTAACTATGCCAACTAATATTTCAAATTCTTTTCGCATCGAAGCATGTAGCCTTGCTTGCACGGCTGACATAACTTTCATGTTTCTTTCTAGTAAAGCAAGCGTAGTACCAACTGGTGCTTGATTGTTCATGTCAGATACTTTCATATCATTCATGCTAGCAAAACGTCTACCTTCTTCTACTATGTTTTGTAAGAGTTGATACAAAGTTCCTGATGGTTCTTTGTAAGGTAAGAAGCTAATGTTATCTCTGATCGCACCACCCGGCACATCAACATCTCTAAATTCTCCGGGCATAATTGGTGTGTCATCCCCTTTAATTCTTAAACCTCTAGATTTTAAACCACCCGGCAAATTAGATAGTGTACCCGCATCAACTAATTGTCTGAGTATTGAAGTAGCAGATTTAGCTAAACCACCTACCATGTGTATCAAACCAAAGCCATAGAAGCCTAATCCGGGTAGATACTGATAGTGAACAAAGTGCATACGTCTTAATTTTTTAGGATCGTCTTCGTAATAGTTTCTACGAATACTTAAGACTATGCCACTTGGATAATCTATTGAGACTACATAAGGTAAAGCTATACCGCTTTTATTCCCATCGATCATATCTTCGTAACCATCTAGATCAAGGTTGACTTGCATTTCTAGAATAGTATGTCGGTCATCGTAGTTGTAAGTCTTTGATTCGCCTGTCATTTCGTCATACTTCTTACGAATATCTGACTGTCCTTCATTAGACTCAGGTATATCTACATCACGATAAAAGCCAGCGACTTGCATCTTGCGTACATCGTTTGAAGATTTACGCATGACATGAGTAGCACGATCACAAGTTTCTAAATCGCTTGCACCATAGTTAACTACTACATCTTCGGCTGGAACAAAAATAGAACTTGGTCTATCAAGGCTTGGATCAAAGTAAACTTTTCGAAAGGCAGAGCCTGCCAAGGGTAAAGAGAATAACATCTTCTCGGTCTCAGTTCGGTACTCAGACATTTGATGTGTTAATAAATAATTAAGATAGTCTTGAACTCTTTGAGCTTGCTTAGTTTTGTCTGTAGTAATCTTACCAACTAACTTAGTGCGAACTGGTCCTTGGGCGGGAAACATTTCTGCTATTGACTGAGATTGGAAACGGACAACAGCTTCACTTAACATTGGATGAAAGACTCCACAAGCTCCTGCCCAAGGGGTAGTTCTCTCTTCTATCTTTAAACCTAACTGATCTAAACCTTTGACGTAGCTTTCTTCCCACTCACTACGAGAATCTTTATCGGCTTCAAACTGCGAGACTAAGTCCTGACCCATTTCATTTAGGTCGGTATCGGACATAAACTCGGCAAGGTTGGAATTAAAATCTTCCATACCCATAGGACTACTATCGGGATCGAAGTCTATAATCATGCCACCATCATCAGTTTCAATTGCAACTGAGTCTGGGTTTTCTATCGCCACAGTAATTTCTTCAGCACCTTGTTCTATTGTTCCTTCTACAGGCGTAGATGGTTGCATAGGATTTTTTTCTATAGCCAAAACTTACCTCAATAATAATCAGCGACTTTGTTATGTTCTAAAGGCTCATCCTCTTCATCGCTTGGTAAAGGTATGAATCCGCCTTGTCTAAATCTTAATAATGCTTGCGTACTACTATCAACTAAGTCATCGTGTTCGACATTAGGAAAGCCAGCAAACTCTTCCACTACTTCTTCTGCCCATCTAGTTTCAGGACACCACACGACACCCGAAGCAAATAGGTCTGATACTGCATTCACTCTAGATATTTTATCATTACCACGACTAGGTGTGTATTCTTGTACTGGTATCCCAGTCTGTCTTAGTTCAAAGATCAAGGGCATACCCGCAGCTTTTGCCTCAACAATCAAAGCATCAGGTTTATACTGTGCATGTTTTTCGGCAGCTTTTATTTTTAACTCAGGAAACTCTAGTCTAGATTTATAAGCATCTAGTAATATTATGTTTGGTGCTAGCATCCCTTCATCGTCTTCTTTGTAGAATACTCCCCATGTAGTGCAAGCAGAATAGTCTGCTCGTTGATTCTTCATAAAGGCTGTATCCCAAGACTGGATGACAAACTCGCAATCTGGTGGGTCTCTTTGATCCCAAGTCTGCCACCATTCTCGTTTGACCAACGCACCTTCTTCTGAGGTGGGGTCTTGTTGATACTGAGATTGCCATTTACTATTTGGCAGTTCAGCACGCAACGCTTCTAATTCTTCTAGCTTCCAGAACTCTGACCACAAAGCTTCGCCTGATGGTAGGATCGCAGGCAGTTCTATTACTTCCCATTGATCTGCACCACCTCGTTTGATGCTAGCATCTACTACCTGACCCGTCAGATCACGCTGATGCCATCTAGTCATTACTACCACAATCGCACCATTCGGTTGTAAACGCTGTCTTGGTCCAGAGGTATACCACTCATAAGTCTTATTAAAGACATTCACATCTGCAGATGCACCTTCTTGTTCTGAATGCGGATCATCAATAATTAATAAGTCCGCACCTTTACCAGTCACCGCACCGCCAACACCTATCGCAAAGTATTCACCGCCCTTGTTGGTATTCCAACGACCCGCAGCTTTACTATCTGCTTGCAGACTAACATTAGGAAAGACATCCTTGAAATCATTATTGTTGACAAGGTTTCTAACTTTACGACCAAAGCCGACAGCTAGTTCCGCAGTATGGGCAGTCTGAATGATCTTCTTCTCAGGGTATTGTCCTAAAAACCACGCAGGCAACAGATAAGAAGCGAACTCACTCTTAGTGTGTCTAGGAGGCATGTTAATAATTAAACGCTTTAGATCGCCTCTAACGACCTTCTCGAAAGCTTTAGCCATTATCTCGTGGTGTTTACCATGAATGAAAGCAGTCCACATCTCTTGCACAAAGGTTAAGAAATCATTCTGGGAACCCTCACGCCTTTTGGCAGACTCCCACTCTTCTAACAGATCAAGCATCTCAGCCTTTTCAACTGAATCTAGATTCTTGATTTGATTAAGTATGTTGGGATTCATAGTAGGTACATACTGAAATGTAGATACTCCTTTAAAATCAATACCTTGTATAACCAATTGGTAATTACTTATCTGGTATTTACTACATAGTAGGTATATCTATTCCAATACTCTACCATAATAGTACCCCTTCACATGGAAAGTCAACATAAAAATTATAATAATATATGGGGGTGTAGGATTCCTACCCCTTTATCCTACAGTTACAGGTAATATGCGATTACAAAATGCAAGCATAAAAAGAAGAAGGGGGGGGTACATGAAAACTGCACATCAAATGTGTGGATCACTATGTATATATGGTAGACAAGTAATCTGTTTCTCTAGCGGGGGTGGGGGTCGTCTAGAATATCCAGATCATAAAATCAAAAGGGGTGGTCTTTGTTTTCTTTAGCTAAGAAATTTGATTAATCGTTTTGTGATTCTTCCAATAGTCGGATGATCTTCTCTTCTATCTCTTCCGCTATCGTTTCGCTTGCTCTCTCTTCTCTTTGTTCCACAACGTCTGTGAATATTCCAATGGTCTTACCCAGTAATTCTAATGCCCTGACTCTGCTAGCATCTGAATCAGCATCCCTAGACTCTGCCATGAGCCTTTCAAGAACATAATTCTTCGTTCGTATGCCAGAAGCTACTGAACCATCCTCTCGCTTACTGATAAGTCTCTGAACGCTTAGTGCTATCTTAGGGTTTGCTAGCAGTTTAGATGACTCTGTCTCTACCCATTTAGGTATCTTCCCT